TCGACTCATAGATCGGTTTACCTAGCCACTTACGGCTACACCGAGTTAACAGCTAATCACGCGCTATTTAACGGACTCAAGATTGAAACCCGAGCTGGCGACGTGCGGAACGATATTACGCTTAAATATGGCACTAATTCCAATCAAGAAGTAAGCGCCGAGGATGTTAACTCGATCGACCTTTACGGGCGTTTAGCTCAGGCAATCAGTACGACAGTCAAACATCAATCCGACGCGCAAGATCAAGCCGATTTCTACCTAACGCTAAGAGCTGCACCGCAAGCCAATTTTACGGCAATTACTTACCAGCTCACTAATCCAGAATTAGACGACGGCGATCGAGATTCGCTCATAAATGCGTTTATGGGCTTACCTTTAAGAATAACCGATTTACCGCCTAACATGGTTGCCGGAACGTTTCAGGGATTCGTCGAGGGATGGTCGTTTAAGGCTGCCTATAATGAAATATCCATAACGCTTAATCTGTCGCCACTAAGTTATTCGCTACAAGCTATGTCGTGGGAGCAAGTGCCAATAGCCGAAGCGTGGAATACTATATCCGGGTCTTTAACGTGGGAAACCGCGTTAGTCGTAGCATAAGGAGAAAACATGACTAATCCAACGAGTAACTTCGGCTGGCAAATGCCAACGAGCACCGACCTAGTGACCGATTTACCAGCTGATTTCGAGGTATTTGGTCAAGCGGTCGATACGTCTATGGCTGATCTAAAGGGCGGCACGACTGGTCAAATCCTGTCTAAGGCTACAAATGCCGACATGGATTTCACATGGATTACTAATGACGTCGGCGATATTACAGCTGTAACCGTTAGCTCACCATTAACTGGCGGCGGAACATCTGGCAGCGTATCAGTAGGAATTTTGAGCGGTACGACTTCGAATTTGGGAGCTGTTCAACTAAGCGACTCAACTTCAAGCACTTCGACAACTTTAGCCGCAACAGCTAACGCGGTTAAAACGTCTTACGATCTAGCAGCTGCCGCTGTACCTAAATCAACAGTTACTACAGCGGGCGACGTAATTTACGCGACTGGCTCGGGCGCTGTAACACGTTTAGGAATTGGTACAGCTGGACAAGTGCTAACCGTAAACGGCGGCGCTACTGCGCCAGCATGGACAACTTTAACCAGCACCGCTGGACTTACAAAGATTACTTCTCAGTCGTTTTCGGCTTCATCAGCTGTAAACGTCAACAATTGTTTTTCCGCTACTTATAAAAATTACCGTGTTCTTATCAAAGTTATCGCCGCCGCTGGCGTTCCTGATTTGGCAATCAGACAACGAATCGCTGGAACTGATACAACAGTCGGCTATTACTACGCTGGACGAAGTGAAAGCTGGAATAACGCGACGACCTTGAATTTTGGCAAAAATGTTAGCTCATATATTGCCAATACAGTAGGAAACGCTAACCAAACTACTTACAGTTTAGATTTTCATTTACCTTATAGCGGCGTTTTCCAAGTTACTGGTAGCGGCGTATGCCCCGACGCTGGCGTTACCTTTACGACTGGAGCAGCTTGTTTAACTGGCGGAACAGTCGATGGATTTAGTTTAATCCCGTCCTCATCAACTATCACAGGAGAAGTGACAATTTATGGCTACACCAACTAAAACAGTTATCGACGCGTCAACTGGAGAAGTTACGATCGAGGAATTTACGGCTGATGACATTAAAGATTTAAAAAAGATTAACGAGGAATTAGCCGTTCGCGAATTGAGAAAATCAGATAGAGAAGCGCTATTAACTAAGCTCGGAATTACAGCCGACGAAGCGGCGCTATTGCTGTCATGAAACTAACCAGCTATAACGGCTGGGAAGCTTCGGCTAAACCTGAGTCGATCCATGTCAAGTCTTATGCGATACCGGGGACTCATTTAAAGATTCGTTGCGCCGAAGCTGTCGCACCTTTAATCGTGGGATTTTGCAAAGAATTCAACGAGCTAATCGAGCCGCTAGACGGCGGACAGCTCGACGACTGGGGATTCGCGTTTCGTAACGTTCGCGGGTCAACGGATCGATTATCAAATCACGCGTCGGGAACAGCGATCGATCTAAACGCGACTAAGCATGTTCTCGGAAAAATAGGAACGTTTCCAGCTGAGAAAGTTCCGATGATTCGCGCACTTGCTAAAAAGTACGGTTTATTTTGGGGCGGCGATTACAAGAATCGTCCGGACGAAATGCATTTTGAAATCAACGTAAGCCCAAAAAAAGTCTTAGAGTTAATCAAGGCTCTAGGGTTAGGAGAAAAGTAATGAAAGAACTAAAGGCTATCGCTGCTAGTTATGGACGCTCAGCTATTGCGGGCATGCTGGCTGTCTATATGACTGGCGAAACTGATCCCAAAAAATTGGCGTGGGGCTTATTTGCTGGGATCGTGCCGGTTCTAATGCGTTACTCGAATCCCAAAGACGTTTCGTTTGGGGCTAAAGCTAAGTGAACGCAAACGATTGGGCTGCTATGGGCGTGGCTACGGTCACGCTCTTAGTGGCATTTCTTACCGGAGTTAGACACTTAGTAAAGTATTACCTAAGCGAGCTCAAGCCTAATTCTGGAACAAGCGTCAAAGATCAGGTTTCGCGCCTTGAAAAGCGGGTTGACGAAATTTACAGTTTGCTCATAAGCAATTCGACACGCCGTTAAATAGGCGTAAGGCTTGAAATTGTCAGACATTTAGTTCACCCTATAACTAGGGAGCGAATAAGTCGCACCCGGAATCGGGAGCTAAAATGTTTACAGTATTGGAAATGGCGGGAGCTGTATTTCTTGCAAGTGTCGGTTGGTTTCTAGTCGGCTGGACTATCGGTTACAAAGAGGGCGTTAAAGACGGGTTTAACCGCGGTCGAGCAGCTGGGCTTCGTGCCGCTACTGAGCGATTGAGAAGCTACTAATGGCTATTCCACTAGAGGGCTACGAGTCCGTAGCTGAGCGCATAGAAAAATTCTGGGCTAAATATCCAAATGGTCGAATAGACGTAAAGATCGTATTTCAGGACGGGACTCGCTACATAGTCCAGACAGACATTTACAAGGAAATAACCGACGCCTTACCTTTTGCGACAGATTTTGCCGAGGAAATCAGATCGAACGCTAATCGCTTTCCGCTTGAAAATTGTAGTACCAGCTCAATCGGGCGAAGTTTACACACAGGCGGATTATCTAAGTTTAGCGAGAATCATAATCGCCCATCACTAGAGGAAATGAAACGGGTCGAGCGCCCAATCGTTGCCGCACCTAAGCAAGAGCTACCTAATGGCTCATATGACCCTTGGGATATGACTCAAGCGGTCGCTGAGATCGGCGGGATACTTACCGGGCGATCCTGTTCTCATGGCGTAATGATTCGCAAAGAGGGCGTTAGCAAAGTCGGCAAGCCGTACAAGGGCTGGGTATGCCCAGAGAATAATCGGGCGTGTGCGATATGGGAATAACAAAGATCACGCTAACTAAAGATCAGGAAATACAAGCAGCAGCAGCCGCTTTCTTGTGCGAGTCCAAGGGCGTGGAAAATTACTATTTCCATGACCAGTCAGCTCGAGGCAATATTCATGAGTCTATTCGGCGTACAGCTGAAGCGCTGGGTGCTGAAATAGCAGCAGCTACATATTTCGGGATCAAAGACTTCAAACTTGAGTTAGATAAGTTCAAAGTCAGAGCCGACATCGGCAACCGAATTGAAGTCAAGCATACAAAATGGCTAGACGGACATCTAATCCTGAGGGAAAGGGATAGAGTCGAGGACTTAGCGGTGCTAGTCGTAGGCGAATCGCCAACCTATTACGTCAAGGGCTGGATTCCAATTCGATCAGCTAAGACAAATCGCTTTAAGCATGACAAGGACAATTCGTGGTGGGTCAGCCAGCACAATTTGAACGCGATGGACAATCTAAAGGAGTCTAACTATGGACAAATTGAAATTTGAATGTAGGCGCTGTAAGCGAGAGACGTTACAGGTCGAACGGATAGTGACAGATTTACTTCCGCCCGGAGTTAAGACGCTCGAGTGTACGGTTTGCGGGACGATGGGCGTTTGCCTAGTCGGGACTACTAATGCCTAGTTACTTGTATCGCTGCGACCAATGCGGCGGCGAGCTTGAGATGAACCACTCGATACCATCTAACGGCGATATTTCGCCTCTTTGCTGTAGTTATCCAATGATAAGAGTCTTTAGTGCTCCAGCGATTATCTTTCGCGGCACAGGTTGGGGAAAGGATAAGAAATGAGTAATCCACATATGAGAACAGTATTAGCCGAACTAAGAGAAGTAATCGCACGTCAAGTTGAGGCGCAATTCCTGCCGTTACATATATGCGAACGTTGCGGGAACGTAGCTGAGGGCACGTTAGTCCAGCGAATCGTGGCAGCTATCCGAGATGAGGACTAATGCCGTTCGATAACAAGTATTACCGGATCAGCTCGAGCAGCTTCTTAGCTTTATGCTGTAATGAGATTATGTTCAAATATACCTGTCGCAAATGCGGCGATGATATGGGCTGCTATTACTGTTCGTTTAACTATGACGAGGCGCATGGCTGCGATGAATAGTTATCCACAGTTACAGAAAGTTATCCACAAGTTGTGGGAATCGCCCAAGATCACGCTCAATCTTGCGCGGTATTTGACTAGGCGGGTACGATCAACTCTCTCGACGAGAGCCCCACAGGGGGCGAGCTCGCGGCGAGTCCTACTATCGGGCGTACTATGTTTAGCTTGGGCTATACCGAGTCCTACATGGGCTAGTTCAATAACATCTAAAGATAACTACAAGCTTTACTTACATAGTCGAGTAGTTAGTGATAGCCAATACCAATGCGCTTATAAGCTATACATGAAAGAGTCTCGGTTCGATTCAAGAGCTGTTAACGGTAGTCATTACGGAATCCCACAGCTGCGTAACAAGAAGCTAAAGAACTTAGATGGTTACACTCAGATAGATTGGGGTATCCGGTACATCGCTCATCGTTACGATGGCGACTTTTGCCTAGCATGGAAACACTTCAAAGACAAGGGGTGGCATTAATGGTTTCAGCTGTTGATAACGGGTCATCAAGTCAATGGAGAAAGATAAGAGAACGCATACTTAGACGGGATAGTTATTGCTGTCAACAATGCGGACAAGATAACGGAAAGTTACATATCGACCATATAATTCCAAGAAGGCTTGGGGGTGGCGATAGTGACAGCAACTTACAGACTTTATGCCAAAAGTGTAATTTATCTAAAGGTGGGCGTTTTTTTGGTATAGATAAAACAC